GTGAACTTTCTGAATCACGCATGGACAAGCTCCATGACAATATCCAAAAACTCCATTCTCAGATGCACTCGTGGCAGTACCGTTATGAAAAACTTACAGAGGCTCTAGAACAGTCCACAGAAGTAACTGAAGAGGCAGCTACTCAGCAGAAAGAACTGACTGAATAATTAAACGCCCCTGTGTAATAGCAGGGGCTTTTCTTATGGATGAAGAAAACAACATAGATCTGAAGTTTGCCGTGTGTTACAAGCGTATGATAGCTAAGGTATTGAACGGAAAAGAGACCATTAAAGAGTTCAATATTAATAAAGGTGAAGTAGGCATGTGCCAAGATTATTTAAGATGGACACACGAAGGAGATTCAAAATCAACAAGACATGATTTAATAGCTGACTTAGGAGCACCTATCAAAGGTATACCTAGAAAACCTTCATTACAGATATACCCTATTCTAGGTAAGAAGATCATTAGCAAAGATCCTATTCCGGCATTTTGGGTAAATGGTACGTATGAAGACTACCTAAACAATCACAAATATTATAACCCGGAAGACGAGGACTAGTATGTTTAAATTTTTTAAGCAGTTATGATACATTTTATAAGTAACGAGACAGAATTAGGGTCTGAGATAGATGCGTTTGTCAATAAAGCTACTGTACAAGATGTGTATGATTATTTCCGCAATAAGCCTGAGATACAGGTAGATACTGAGACTGAAGGGTTTGATCCTTATGAAGACAACGTTTTATTACTACAGTTTGGTGATTTTGACAACCAGTTTGTCATTGATACCAGCACTGTTAATATACTTAACTTCAAGGACTTACTGGAGAAGAAAGATAAGCTTTACTTACTGCAAAACGCTAAGTTTGATCTTAGATTCTTCTACCATCAGGGTATTTGGGTTCCCAGGGTATACGATACGTTCTTAGCGGAGTGTATTCTCACTACCGGACTCAAGAATAGACAGTTAGCTTTGGATGCCTTAGCTTCCAAGTACGCTAACGGTAAGCTAAATAAAGCAGTACGAGGTGAAATTCACAGAGGATTATCTGTACGGGTTATTAACTATGCAGCAGAAGATGTTAAGTATCTTAGTAAGATTAAGACCGGTCAAATGGCTCATCTTGTAGATTATGGCTTAGCCAGACGAGAAGATGTTAATGACAAGTATACTGTACTCGGCTTAGAGAATAGAGTTGTACGTGCTTTTGCTCATATGGAATACAATGGTGTAGGTATAGACCAGGATCAGTGGAAAGAAACATCAGCTGAAATAGAACAAGAGTTTGGTTATCAGCGGGATAAGCTAGATGATTTAGTCATACAGTCCGACCGGTTGGGTAAGTTTGTACCTTCCTATAGTCAAGGAGATTTATTTGGTTTTGAGAAGAGAAAAGTAACTATCAATTACAATTCTCCTCAACAGAAGGTTCAGTTACTTAATCTCTTAGGTATTAATGTAGACTCTTCAGCAGATCCTATACTCCAGAAGTATCAAGACCGGCATCCGATAGTGAAAGAACTACGTGAGTTGAATAAGCTTAGTAAGCTCTCATCCTCATTTGGTTATTCTTTACTCGAAGAAGCTTATAAGCCTCAGACTGGACGATTTCATCCAGAGTACTGGCAAATACTGCAGACAGGCCGTATATCCGTTAAACAGCCTAATACTAATCAGATTCCTGCCAGAGGTAAGTTTGGCCCTCTTATAAGAAAAGCTTTTGTTGGCCGGCCGGGGTGGAAGATAGTAGGCGGTGACTATGCAGCTATGGAGCTTAGAGAATTAGCAGAGTTTAGTCAAGATCCGTTGTGGCTTAAGATTTTCAACGAAGGTTTAGACCTTCATACAGTCTTATGTGCAGAAACGTTTAACATACCTGAGTCAGAAGTCAGAAACCCCTATCCTAAGAATCCGGCCATTACCTATAGAGATATTCAGAAGACTATTAACTATGGATTAGCTTATGGTATGTCGTCTAATAAACTAGCATATACTATGAATGTGCCTAAAGAAGAAGCTCAAAAAGTTATTGATGGGTTCTTTGCTAAGGTTCCGTATGTAGATCAGAAGCTTTCTAAATTTGGGAAGTTTGCTATGGATAAAGGGTATATAAAGACAGCTCCTCCATATGGTAGAATAAGATGGTTTCCGGGGCATGAAAAAGCCTGGGCTACTCAAGATTCTTATACTCTTGGCAAGATAGAAAGAGCTGGCATGAATACTCCTATTCAGGGTACTAATGCAGACATCACCAAGTTAGCTATGGTTAATGCTTTTGAAGATATAGAAGAGAACAACTACCCGGCTAATATTGTTTTATCTGTTTACGATGAGCTTCAGACAGAAGCAGAAGACTCATTTGCAGAGGAGTGGAAGATTAGACTAGAAAAACATCTAGTTGATGCAGCTCAGATAATTATAACCAGCGTACCAGTTATCGCAGAGTGCGCTATAACCGACCATTGGGATCACTAAAATATGAATGACCCTATAGTAACACGATGTATAGTTTGTGAACAACTCACAAATTCAGATGATGAAGGCCGGACAGATGTAATGAATACATACACAGATGGGCCTTGTATGAAGTGTGTCAATGAGATAAAAGGCGGCAACTTCTTATTTGTGCTTATATCAGATAAATCTGATGAGGAAAGGATCAATAGATTACATCAAACTTGGATAGTGCCTATAGAAGAGGTACAGCAAGAGTTTGGTGATCTTGACCTATTTAATGATGAACGTGTAGTATTTATAACAGAGTCTGAAGCCTTAGATGTAGGACTTCTGGACGAAAGAATCACAGATCCGGAAACAGGAATTCGATACGATCAAATGGATAATAAAAATGGACAATAAACCTATAGAAAACGTAGATATCATTGGTGAAGAAGAGGCAGAAAGAATTGCCAGTGAGTTAAAAGCCAACTCTCAGGCTTATGAGGGAGAAGAAATAGTTAATACTCTCGATAAAGACTATCCTACTAGTATAGAAGACGCTGTAGAGCAGATAGAAAAACTTCAATGTAGAATTGAAGGGCTTGAGGAAGTCATTAGGCATAATAAAAACTCTTATCTTAGAATGAAGAGAGAATATCACAGAGAAGCTTACTACAGACATTTAGAGAATATAGAAAGATTGCATAAAGATATTGGCTATGAGTAATAGATTACCAGAGCAAACAAAAATGGTAAGTATGTGGGTTTCTGATGAAACTAAAGAGAAGATAGAGAAAGCTCAAGATCCGGAAACCAAAGAAAGAATTTTAGCAGACTATGCCTCTAACACCTTAGGTCTAATGAAGTCACAAATTGAAGAGCTAGATGATGAAGTAGCTAGATATAAAGGATTGATGGCTGGCTTTAAATTAAAGTTTAAAGAAGTTAAGAAAGCTCACATAGATGAGATGTATAATGTGTGGGAAGATGCTGATGAGGAGATCAGTAAACTATCTGCTAAATGTGATAAGATAGTAAATGTACTTGATCCTGTAGAGGCTAAGTTAAAAGCTATTAACAAGTCTCTTAACGGTATAAATATACACCGTCTGGACAAGCTTTTAGAGACTCTTAGAAGCATAGATAGCCTCAGTAACAAGAATAAAGGCATGATAGAGTTTCTTATAAAGCACTATGAAGAATGAGCCAGACTAATCTTTTTCAAGCTAATGTATCGCAGGGAGGAGATGATCCTACCCGTACAGCCAGGCAGGTAGAGATAGTAGATAAGTGGCAAGCTAATCGTGGTAAGGGCACTCTGGAAGCAGTTACCGGATTTGGTAAGACAAGAACAGCTTTAATGGCTGCAGAACGTCTTATTAATAGTCCTAATGCTAAGACTCAGAGAGATCTTACGGTTATTGTACCTAGTATAGAACTTAAGAAAGACTGGGAAGAGAAGTTAAAGTATTACGATTTTCCTAGCCGTGTATTTGTAGTTAATACATACATCAATATATATAGCCTAGAATCTCCTAGAGAAACATCACTGTTGGTACTTGATGAGTTTCATCGGTATCACTCACCTGAACATGGCAGAGTGTTTGAAGCTACTAACTATAATTTTATATTTGGTACTACTGCTACTATAGATGACACAGATCCCAAGTTCATTAGAATGAAAAAGTTGTGTCCTATTATAGACACAGTTAGTCTAGAAGAAGCTACAGCTAATAACTGGGTAAGTGACTATACTATTTTTAATCTAGGCATAGATATGAGTCCTGAAGAAAAGGAATACTATGGCCGGCTAGGTAGACAGTATAATAAGTACTTTAAGACCTTTGACTTTGAGTTTGGAACAGCTATGGACTGTCTCTCTAATAAAGATGCCAGACGAGATTACGCCAGACAGATAGGTTGGGATGAAGGGGCAATTATGACTCATGCTGTTCAGTTTTCTAGAATTGTTCAGAAGCGGAAACATTTTTTGTATGAGTTACCTTCAAAATTAACTGCTGCTAAGGAGATTATAAATAGGTTTTCTGACCATATTTTCATAAGTTTCAGTGAGTCAACTGACTTTGCTGACCGACTTGCAGAAGAGCTCCCAGATATTGCAGTTCCTTACCACAGTAGCCTAGCTACGCTTATCAAGGTAAAAGGAACATATGAAGTCGTTGCTAAATCCACTAAAGTAAACGGTAAGACCAAGTATAAAGATTTAGACACCGGTATTACCCATTCGTGGGCTAATATCAAGAAGGTATATCCTAAGAAAAAGCTTAAAAGACTAGGTAAGACCAGACGAAGAGACCAGTCTATCAGACTCTTTAAAGAAGAAGATAATGGTATACGTCTTATTAGTACAGCACGAGCGTTAGATGAGGGTTTTAATGTACCCAGAATAAACGCTTCTATTGTAACCTCAGGGTCGTCTAAAACCAGACAGAGTATTCAGAGATTAGGTAGAATGATTAGGCAAGAAGAAGGTAAAAGAGCCTTTCAAGTAGAAATCTACATAAGGAATACACAAGATGAAGTCTGGCTACGTAGTCGACAGAAGGAGTCAATTAACGTTAACTGGATAGACAGAATAGATGAAATAAACATATAACAAGAAGTATTAATGATAATTGAAGTAGATTTTGACTTCTTAGTAAAACATAAGATGTCAATAGAGCAATATATGCTCTGTTACGTCTTACACATGGACAAGCAGTCTATTAAAAATGGAGAGCGTCAAGAACGTAAGAGCGGCTCTCCGGTAGCTATTATTTATAAGTATACAGAGAATGTAGCTCCAATCAGTCCAAGAGGTATGAAAGATCTCATAGATAGAGGATACCTGGAGAAGACTGGCCCTAAGCTTGTACCTGATATGCTAGAAGTGACGAATAAGTTTAAACAGGAAGTATTTAATCACTGGACTAATTTCCAGCAACTCTTTGACATATATCCGGATCGTATAAGCTTTGGCCCAGGTAAACACTCAGCTTCTTTGAAGTCTTTAGATAGGCCTCAGGAAGAAGTGGCCGAGTCTTATACTAAAGTAGTTAGGACTAACAAGAAGCACAAAGAAGTTTTAAAGATCGTGCAGTGGGCTAAAGAAAAGAATTTAATCAGAAAAGGTATTCAGAAGTTTATTTACTCCCGTGACTGGGACATTCTCAAGGAAAAGTATGAGGTTGACTTTACTGACGATACCACAGATAGCTATGAGGTTTTTATATGACAGATAGACGAAATATGATTATTAACTCTGATTATGATGAATTTCTCGACCAAGTTGAGAATGGTATTAGAGGAGATAACACGCTCATCCCGGTAGGATTCTCTAAACTAAATCCACATATCGGAATCGGTAAGGGTATTTACATCATGGTAGGCGGAGAATCTGGTACAGGAAAGACTGCTTTAGTTGACGAGATGTTTGTACTTAACCCGTATGCGTGGTATATGGCAAACAGAGAGAGGACGGATAAGAAGCTCCGTATCATTTACAGATCAATGGAACGATCTAAGACCCATAAAATAGCCAAATGGGTTTGTTTAAGACTGTGGCTTAAGTATAACATCCTTGCAGATGTTCCCACAGTACTTGGTTGGAGAACAGATAGAAGTAAAATTACTCCAGAAGTCTATGCTAAGATAAAAGAGTGTAGAGACTATTTTGAAGAAATGTTTGATGTAGTTCAGATTATAGATGGAGCTACCCATCCAACAGGTATGTACATGCAGTGTAAAGGTATATCCCTGTCTGAAGGTTTTCTTATTAAAAGTAACGATGAAGACATAGTAAAAGTAGATCACAAGAACCCTAAGGGTAAAGTGATTAAGAAGTTTTCTAAAGAACATTACAAGATTACTAAAGGCGGTACCAGAGTTTATTATGAAGAGGTGAACCTTAAGGGTGAGCCAGAGATGATTACTCAATACTACACCAAGTACTATCCTGATAATCCTAATGTCATAAACGTTGTATTAGGTGATCATAATGGTAAGTGGAAGAATGAGCGAGGGTATACTGAAAAGCAAACCCTCGATAAAGCTTCACAGTACTATGGTGAGCTAAGAGATATATATGGTTGGAGTCCTATAGCAGTCAACCAGTTTAATAGAAATATAGCTGATACGACACGGCGAGTTAAACTTGATCTTACTCCTGAGAAACAGGACTTTAAAGGGTCAGGTAATATGTATGAAGATGCAGATTTTGTCTGTGCTATATTTAATCCTGCAGAATCGAATATTAAAGAGTTCAAAGGATATAAAATACCTTTATTTAATAACACAAAAGGTTTTAATAGATTCAGAAGTCTTCATATACTAAAGAATTCATACGGACTAGATAACATTATTACAGCACTCTCTTTTGTAGGAGAATGTGGACACTTCGAGCAAGTCAATAAGCCCAAAGAATTGACTCCGGAAGACACAAAGTATGCTGCTAATCCAGAATTATGTCCCCCTAATCCAAATCAGAAAGTAATTCAACTAATATGAGTAAACTTGTAGGAGTGGCCGGGCCTTCCGGTCATGGAAAAAGTACCTCTTTGAGAAACTTGGATCATACTAAGACTCTCGTGATTAATGTAGCTGGTAAAGATTTCCCTTTTCAGGGATCTCGTAAGCTATACAATAAAGAGAACAAAAATTACCTCGAAGCAACTACGTCTGATGATGTAGTAGCTATACTTAAAAATGTGTCAGCTAAGATGCCTCACATCAACTATGTGGTCGTTGATGACTTTCAGTATATCGTAGGTATGGAATTTGTAGATAAGGCCTTAGAGAAAGGATATGACAAATTCAGTGCTATGGCTCAGCATATGGTAAATATAGTTAAGCCTCAATTGCACCAGAAACTAAGAGATGACTTATATGTTATCATCTTGACTCATGATGAGATAGTAGAAAAAGACTATCAAAAAGAGCGTAAGATGAAGACTGCCGGTAAGCTGGTAGATCAGCATATAACTCTAGAAGGTTTCTTTACAGTAGTATTCTTCACGCAGATTAAGAAGCTTGAAGGCCAGGAAGAACCGTCCTATTTCTTTAGAACAAGAACAGACGGTATTTGTAACTCCAAATCTCCAATGGGTATGTTTGAAGATGCTCTTATACCCAATGATTTAGAACCTATCATGAACAGAATGGAAGAGTACTATGGTACAGACGAGAACAGCTAGTTAAGCTCGTAAAAAGCACTAGCAAACACGATTAATCGTAAAACAACAACATACATAGGATAAATTAATATGG